TAAAGTTATGTTATTATCTGAGCTAGCACGACTAGCATCTAAGATGACACTTCTTGGATTAGCTGGCTTTGAAACTAAGCCTTTGCCAGAAAAAGAAATGTCTTTTAAATATCTGCCTATCTTACGTCCCTCATACTCTCCAGTTCCACCATAAGCTCTTAAATGCTTTGTTAAGAATGCCGATGCCTCGCTTCTTGGTAGCAATTTAGTAAATCCGTCTTCTTCCATAACCGCATAATCAAATCCAGAAAAAAGACATTCCATTGATACAAACCATTTGCCATCTTCAATTTCGGCAATTAGTTGTTTCATCCTGTCTCTATTTTCTTGATTTGTCCAACTGTTATATAATACAGCTTCTGTAACAATATCGAAATCAGAAGCATAAGTATCTACATCAGCTAAAATCTTACCATCACGATCTACTACATAGCTACCAGTTATATGTCCAATGATATCGTTCTCATTGTGCATAAAATTAAATTGTTTATCTTCTGGTGTCTTACGAGCGGCCCAAGTGGTGGCTGCGGCAAAGACATCATCATTTTTGTTCCATCCGGTAGAAACTAAAATTGATTTAATGTAATATAAATCTATTTGTTTCGGATTAGCGCTATTTGCTATAACCTTATTTACGCATGATGGATTGAGGTCATGTTCTGCTGAAAGTATAGCTGGTGAACAATACGCTATTGAGACTTGTTTTTGAACAAGTTCTCCTATACCGTCTTGTAATTCTTTTTTATATACATTCATATTTGCCTCTTATGAAGATAATACACAAAAAATACAAAAAAGCTAAACTTGTGATATTTTCAGTGGTAGGATTTAACTATATTACTATTCTGCTATTAAAAGCCGTGTTTTACTGAGGAGATTTAATTATTCCTTGTTCTATGCCAACCCTGGCTATATATGTCATAAGATAGTTTATAATATTAGCTAATTCTCCATCATTTTGAGAAGAAGATAAAATATTCATAATATTTAAATCATTAGTTTCTGAAGATAGTTCTGCTAATCCATCATCTTTTGTTCTAAATTTAGCTAAAACAACATGAGCATGAGCATCTCCATTTGGATCTGGGGCAATAATATTGATTTCTTTAATCCACCATTTATCAAAAGTTTTAGAAGGAACGACTGTTGGTTCAGAAGCATTTAAAATTGGTACAGACATGATAGATAATCCTTTATGAGTTATAGTCAGGGAATGGGCTTGTTGGGATGGTAATTGTACTACCTATATAATTTCTATTATACCCCTTTGTAATACGAACTTCATCAATATATCCAACAAAATAAGAAGACGCTACACTAGTATCCCATCTACGACCAATAATTAAAGTGGTCATGTCTGGCAACTGAGGAACAGTAAGAGATGACCCTACCTGTGTTCCATTTAAATAAAGTCTGGTCGTATTACTAGTACGACTAACCGCAATATGATTCCAATCATTAATATTTAATGTGCTAGATGTAGATATCCCAACCCATCCATTATTGTACCATCCAAAGAAAAGGCTGGACCCAGTTGCTTCGCCCATTGTATTTGGTGTACTGAATCCTATCGCAAACCCAACAATATTATCATCTGTATAACTGTTTGAGATGACGGCATTGCCACTTGGAGCTTCTGTAGGAAATACCCATAATTCAACACAAAAGTCTCCAGTTCCAAAATTAAATTCAGAACCACCATTAATTGATAGATATCTACTTGCGCTATTTTGTAAACTACTACCACCAAAACGGCTTTGTGCGCTACTTTGTGTAGCTCCACCAAAAGCTGTAACTTGTTTTGAAAATGGACCATCATCTATAAATGTTGATCCAGAACCATTCATGTGCAACAATAATGAAACATAAGAAAAGTATGCGTCAGTACTCCACTGGCTAGTAATAGCTGTTCTTTTCCAAGTATTGCTTGATACACAAACATAAATATAGTTACTATCCCAGCACACATCCCCAGCGTCACCAATGTCTGAAGGAGATGTTGGGGTTTTACTATTACGAAGTCTAAACTTATTATTATTAATATCCAGCAGTGTTGATGGCGTTGTGGTTCCAATGCCAACATTTCCAGAACTAGTAATACATAGTCTTTCTGTACTATTTCCAGTATTATCTCCATTATTAATAAAAAACGATAATCTTGTGCCATCATTTACCGTGGTAGATGCTGTTGATTTTATAGTAGCGCCATTTCTAATACCATTAGATGACCCATTCCATATAGAATTTTGAAATGATAAATTATAACTATCTTTTTGAGTAGCGGTAGATGTAGCATCCCCGACGCGGGTTAGGCTGAAATTGTCTTGTTGATTGATAATACCATTTAAATAAATTGTACTAGCAGTAATATCTACTCTGCTAGAACTACCATATCCAATTTGTATGCTTGGAGCATTTCCTGTTGAAATTGGTCCATAAATTTTATTAAAAACGATAGCATCCCCACTAGCTCTGACACTACCAATAACGTCTAATTTATAAGACGGAGAATCTGTTCCTATGCCAACATTACCGTTGCTATTAGTTCTAATTACCATTCTTGTAGTATTATCAGATCCCTTAAATACAAATCCTCCTTGGCTATTAGCTAAATCTCTAGAAGTTTTAAATATAAGTCCTTCTCCAGACCAATCATTATAGATCAATCCACTATTAGGTGTTGAGGCATAAATATCTTTCAAAACAACGCCAACAGTAGTGCTAGCCCCGGTATTTGTATTTTCTACAGTCAACCAAGTCGTTGAATTGTTATCAGCAAGATGTAATATGGATTGCGGAGAAGTTGTTCCTATTCCAACTCCAGACCCTGTTATTCTCATTCTTTCTATAGGCGTAGCACCAGAATAATGAATAAAAGTATGTGGCACAGTAATATCGTTAGTTGATAATCGTAAAGTTGAGCCAGTAAGTGTTAATTTATTAAGAGTTGAGCCATATATGCTAAATCCACCAGCAGTAACATCTTGACCTTGTGTTGTGATTGAACCATTAACAGCAAGGGCATAAGAACCACCAACGGTATTATTGTTAATATTTAAATATGATAGATAGCCACTACTACTGGTAATACCATTACTAAATATACCACTTCCTATTACATGTAATTGACCACTAGGGCTAGTAGTTCCTATGCCAATATTGGTTCCATTATCATAAATAATACCACTACTAACTCCGCTAGAACTAGTCCATTTGCTATAGTAGCCGCTAGTTCCAATTCCGGTTACGGGATTAGTTAAAATAGGCTGATAAATACCATTAATTAAACCACTAACTGAAGTATTAAAGTCTGTGATTTGTGACGATGTATGAGTATGCGAGTTAGCAGCATAATTACCGCTTGGCTGTTTACTATCTAATGCTAACTGCAACCCGCTAACATCACTAATACTATGGGAATGACCAACTAAACTATAATTTCCACTGGGCTGTAATCCAATAGTTGAAATAATTAAGCTATTACCATTATCGTTATAAGATAATGATATTCCAGTACCAGCATTAAGCAAGTTAGAAACTCTATCATCTACTTCTTCGCTTGTTAGTCCAAAATTGCCAGTAACAGCAATGGTATAAATACCATCAATACTAGAAACATCAATACCACTTCCATTAGTAATATTCTTAACTGGTAGCAAGCCACTCACAGCACTATTAAAATCTGTTATATTAGATGCCGTGTGACTATGATTAAGTGGGGCGTAGCTTCCACTTGGTTGTTTATTATCTAGGGCAGTTTGTAGTCCTCCAACATTGTTTATTGTATGAGTATGACCACTTACGCTAACAATCACACCATTTTGTCTTAAGGTAGTAAAATCTCCAGATGGAACACTAATTGATCCAGTAAAGATTGCCCCGCTTAGATTGGCTTTACCAGCCAAATTATTTGTAACAGTTGTGCTAAAATTAGCATCATTACCCAACGCTGACGCTAATTCGTTGAGAGTGTCTAGAGTGCTTGGGGAAGAGGATATTAAATTACTAATTTCCGTGCGAACAAATGCGGTGCTAGCAATTTGATTTGTATTTGTTCCGCTTATTGCGGTTGGTGCTAATGGAATGCCCGTCAATGTTGGACCATTTAATGGAGCATATATACCATTAACTAATCCACTTACCGAAGCATTGAAGTCTGTTATATTAGTTGCTGTGTGGGTATGTGAGAGTGAAGCATAATTTCCACTAGCTTGCTTAGAATCTAAAACAGACTGTAAATCAGTAATATTCGATATAATATGCGAATGAGCTAATTGCGCATAGTTACCGCTTGGTTGTAGGCCAGTAACATAGACCGTATAATTACCAGTAGTAGAAACTACATTAACATATCCACTACCAACCACATTCTTTACTGGTAATAACCCACTTACGATAGAATTAAAATTTGTTATATCACTAGCAACATGCGTATGTGAACTAGATGCATAATTACCACTAGGTTGTTTACCATCTAAAGCGACCTGTAGGCCAGAAACACTTGCTATTAAAAGATTGTTACTTGTATTATTATTAATTTCTGTTCTAACAAATGCGGTACTAGCAATTTGATTGGTGTTTGTTCCATTCGCTGCCGTTGGAACTGTTGGTATTCCGCTAAAATTTGGACTATTAGAAAAAACTAAATTACCGCTACCAGTTTCATCTGTAACTAATATTCTTAAACCGCTACTTGATGGTGTTAGTAAAAAATTTCTTGCGTCAACAGATAGATCAGTAATATCGGCAAGTTGAATTATTGGCTCGTTTGAGCTAATAGTAATTGTAGATTCATCAAAAATCTCAATTTGAATATTATTAACAACTGTACCAAAAGATGTTTCCACTTCTAGTATATTTTTTGTAGGATCTAATATTTCTAGTATAAAATCATTCATGTAATTTATATACAATTAAGAGGTTGTTGAGATTGACTAAAGCGTTTTAAAATATTCACTGTACCAAACAATAATCGTACAGTATACTTTCCTCCACCAGAATATAAATTGTCTGGACTTTGTAACTCCAAGTCATAATTAGCTGCATTAAAATTAAAAGAGTTTGTTGTACTCGCTGGAATCATTAATATTAATTTGCCAGCAACATTGTCTATAGTGAATTTATAAACGTTGTGATCAATATTGTTACTATTAAATATTTGTGTAGCATTTGTATTGGTTTTCCATATTAGTCTAGCACACCACCCCGTTAAATTCACGGGGTTGCCACTACTATCCTTATAAACTAAAGACATTTTAAAAGAGGTTCCTTGTTCTATACTAAAGTTATATTTACTAGCTGCCATATTTTGAACCTATTTTTAGAAGTATAATTGTATGTTTATCATACACCCTTTAGGGTGTACTCTACGTATAAGCCTAAGACGTTTTTCCTATATGTTTCCATTCGCATATTATCAATATCTACACTGTTATATTTTAATATATCACGAAATTCTTGTGGTGTCTTAGAGTTAGAAGCTAACACTTTATGTATAGCTTTCTCATTAATATTAGACATAATTGGAATATTAGTTAAAACATCCAATTTTATATTTTCAATTTCAGATATTTCTGATTTAGTAAGCTGACGTAAATTCTTTTTTTGTTTAATGTCAAGAAAAGAATCATTAATAGTATTTGATATATTTTCCCAAGCTGTTTCTGACCAAACTAAAAGTTCTGCAACTCCAGGTTTAGATTTTGGTTTATCTACTCTCTTTTTTCTAACATTTGTATCCTGTTTTAATAATGGGCGACCGTTAGGATTAGGAGCGGTTGGAGACTTAGGGGCGTTTTGTTTAGCTACTTTAGCTTGCTTATCTATTTTTTCTAATTCAAATTTTTGATTAGCATTATGAAATGGGCTTGCTTTAGGTGGGCCAACAGTATCTCTTTTTTCCATTTCTCTTTTTAATCTTATTCTTTCTATGTCTGGTATTTCTTTAAATCGCTCAATTAAAGTTTCATGACTAATAATATCTCTATCAGCTAGCTGTATTAATAAATTCTTTTCAGCAGATTCATCAGATAAAGTCATTTGATCAAACTGTATGTGAGCTTTATACCTGAAGCCCATAGCCTTCCTAACAATTTCAAGTTCTTTTTCCCAAAAACGTGCTAATTGGTCGCGTCCATATTGTAATCTTTCAACTAACGTCTTTAATGAAATAAAGTTATTAGTAAATCCACCACCGTTAGTAGCCATGCCAGTTAAAGTTGGGGGAACTCCAAGTCCAGCATATATACTATTAAGAACTGATGTATACTTTTCAGAACCTAAAAATTTATATACTTCACTGCTAGATTCAGTAAAAGATAACTCTGGACCCCAAACCAATTCCATTGTTCCGCCACCAACATTACTAGCTAGTATATCTCTTAATTTGTTTATAGCGGCTTTATTTGGAAGAATTTTATATTCCAAGTTACCAAGAGTCCATAGTCTAATATTAGATATAGCTCCATCTAAAGCTGATAAATCCGCCAACCTCATCTTTTCAAGCATAATGATATCATCAAGAATTGCATATATCATAGGATTAGCCCACTGTCTCCAATCATCTTTTTTGTAATAAAAAACGCCCAACCTCTCTGGATCTAGTGGAATATCTCTCTCTCCGTTAAGTAAACTTTCTTTTACATTTTTTGGTAGACTTTCAAGAACGTGACTTGGTATATTGCCAGACTGAAACTTATCAAAAAAATTATCTGCTTTAATGGAAAAATTCTTTAACCCCATGAATAGTGATAAGTTCCCATTTTTCATAGCAACTGTAAGCGGATTAAAAAAGTTATATCTCCAGGGAATTACATTTTTTTCAGCATTTGGTACTTCAACCTTAATATCGCTGGCAATAGATTTCATGTAATTATTAAGCTGTGGGGTTACTTTTGCATAACTTCTATATATTATAACATTGCCACATTTATATAAATTATTGAGAAATCTTTCCGATCTCTCTTTCCCATTTACACTTTTAAACCACTGTTGGTAAAATTTTTCTACACTCTTGTCACGATGTACAATTTGTATACCTTGGCTACCAAAATCTCCCATTAAATCAATTATATTTCTAATAATTCCAACTTTATCATACGCATCCATGCACATCTTGATAATTCTTCTCTGTTCATTTGGGACAGCTTCTTCTGGCCTAAATGCATAATAATCATTACGAGTAAATCCAGGCTTAACGGATTTGTTTGGTTCAATGTCTATAAAGTTTCTATAAAAACTACTACCAGATGATTTATTCAATCCAGAATATGCTTCTATACTTTCGCTAAATTTACTCATAGCTGCGCTTTTGCTGTTTGGCTCATCGTCAGACCATGTAATCATTTCTTCATTCATATTGATTCCTTATCAATTGGATTGTAATTAGATAACAGTTAATACACATCTTTCATAGTGTCAGTAAACCAGCTTGGGCCAGAATAATAATCTTCATCTTTGTTTTTTTTCTGATAATCACCATTAGCAAAGCCGCCATAAAAATTATACTCTGTAGTAGTTGGGGTTCTCTGTATTGTGCGCGCTGCCATGTTTGCCATTAATAGTGCAGAGTATCTATCTTTTCTTATCTTGTTTTTCTTGCCAGTGCCAACCAAAACTTCTGGAGTGTCCCACCTATCTCTACCGTTTGATGTTTGAGTCATTTGTATCATAGATAATTCATCTTTAAGTTCTTCAATTTCCATAACGCACTCTTCTAGAGTGTCAAACATTCGATGTTTAGATATATCTTCTGACTCAGATATGGCTAAACTTATAGCGTCAAAGTCTGGAAAAAGTAAAACTTTGTCTTCAAAATCTTTTCTCATTCCGTGATTAGCCTCTGCTAGCCATTCGTGTCTTGCGAATTGACACATTTCTAAGATATGTAATCCGCGCTCATCATCTGTATCTTTTGGTTTAGTATCATCAATGGTTGGCCATATTAAAAATTCTCCAGACTTTAGCTTATCTTTATCATGTAGCGATTCCATGACTGCTACGCCGCCACCTTGAGCATCAATAGAAACGTGTAAGCATGGAAATAGATGCATTAAATCTCTAATTTTTCTAGCACAATATGAATAAAAATCTGTTTCAGATACATATCCCTTTTTTACTTTTTCTTTATGTTCTGTGCGAGTCGTTGTCCAGCAGTGTACTATTTTTCTATAATTACCATCTAACTCTAAGACAACAATACTAAAATTATCTACTTCTGAGGCTGGATCGACACCGTATACATAGCGCTTTTCTTTGTTTCCTATTAAGGCAGCATTAAAGTAAATTGGATTTCCGTTACTATCAATAATATTATTAGATGTAGAAGCTACGCAAGATTCTACTAATGATCTTTTGAAAAATCCTTGACTATCTCTAGTAAAACAAGCCCCATATTCCATCTGATAAATACCAGTATGTACAGTAGCTTTAGATCTTGCTACTTGGTCAGCATCCATAAAACCCTTTGGTAATAATTCATATGGTATTCTTATTATAGAATATTGCGTCCAATCAAAATTTTCTGGCGGGTCTTCTCCAAAGATTTCACGCAGTTTGTGTAAATCTCCCTTGCTCTTAATAATAGATTTCCATTTTTTCCAATATGTAGCGAAGTGATTAAAGTCATAGTAAGCAGTACCAGATAATATAATTTGATTATCTTTTTTTATTTCTATAGGTTTATCAAGCTCAATACCTAACTCCAAAGCCTTTTTCTCTGCCGCTAACCTCTTGACGTTTTCTACTGGGTTCGCACTAACTGCCGCAAAGCCAGCAACAACGTTTTCAAATATTTCTCTTGGAACAGAAGCAAACTCGTCGCATATGATATCGTTAGCTCTTTGACCTCTAATCTTTTGACCGTCACCTAAAGGTAAACAAGTTATAGTACTATCATTTAACTTAAGTATACAACGATCAGTATCTCTTCTTGGTCCACTATCTCCATCGCATATATCTCTTAGCATAGGAGAGTTATTCCAAAGAGTTTCCATGTATTCAAATAGAACTTTAGACTGACGAAATGCAGCACCAACAATAACAATTTTTCTTTTTGGTAATATTAGCGCACGTAATATTGAATATAAAGATAACATAAAAGATTTGCCAGCACCGCGAGTGGCAATTAGCATTGGAAATTTTCGTTCCCAAAGCTCTCTTAAGATTAATGATTGAGATGGTAGTAACTGAGTATTTAAAATGTTTCTAGCGATAAATGGCAAATAGTCTGGTTGAGTCATTATCCAAGCTAATCTTATATTAAATTCATCTTCATCGGCAGCAACGAACTGCATTGGATTGAAAAAGTTGCTACCAGCTTGATCTAAACCAAGCCAAGCTTCTTCTATTAGTTTGAGGTCATTTACTCCCATGATTTTATAACTTTATCAGCAAATCCATAATTAACTGAGTCGTTTGCGTTTATATACCAATCACCATTTTTCATTTTTCTATATAAGAAATTTTTTACTTTAGAAATATCCCAGCCTTGATCTTTAAAGTACTTGCCCTTTACACATCTATTAGCATAGATATCCATCATAATATCACATAAAGTCTTTTCGTATTTAATCCAATTTTGCACATTTAAATAATGACCATTAGCATCACTAGATCCAAAATGAGACATAAAATAAGAATTAGGAGTCATCAATCGCATATCTGCGGCCTGTAAAATGATACTACTCATAGATTCTGCCTGCCCATAGACTATCATAGTTACGTGTGATTTGCACATAGTAATAGCGTCAAATATAGCCATCCCATCAGACCATTCGCCACCAATGCTATGCATGTGTATAAAAATTTCGTTGGTATTTTCTTGCTCTAAAGCTCTAATATTTTTTAAGAAAGTATTAGCCATTTTATACTCAACGCCGGGATTGCTATTCTCGTCGGAAATATATGTATTGTGCAAGAATATTTCTCTAGTTTTTGTATTACATCCATAATTATGTAAATCAAAGAGTTTGTCATTAGTTGTAGACATATTATTTTTTTCTCCCAATAGTGTACATTTCATTAATTCGCTTAAAAATGCTACTAACAGCAAGGAAGGCTGATTTTTTGTTTCCGCAGAATAAGACATTGATGTTGTTATATAGTTGAAATTCAACAAGGCACTTTAACATATACTTGCCAGTTATTTTTAATGATGACTGATTCTTAATTGGTATTCTTGTATCTTCTGGAAATTTTATTAATTCTTCTAAAGAAAATTCTAATACTATAAACCTATAAGGAAATTTTTCCATACGATCAATCTCTTCTAGAAACTGATGTTTTTTTTGGCCTAGGTTTATTGCTAATTCTTCTACGCAGCCTTTTCTTTCTACACATATCTTGTCTTCTAGCCCAAGTATGGTATAATCTCCAGTATCTAATTTTTGGTCAATCATTCCAGCACAAGTGTTGAATTTGCTAAAATAATAACCCTCCTGTTCTCTAGTGTCTTTAATGACCGTGAAAGGTGGAGCAATCTTATAATTTCCCATCTATAATCTCTCTAAATAGTTTTTCGTATTGTTTTTCTTTATTTTTTATGCTGTCGTGGCAAGACCTACATAGTGTTATTCCGTTACAAGTTTCATATCTTAAGGAAGCGGCACTAGCCCAAGTTCTAATATGATGTACCTGAAGTCTAGACTTAGACTTACATCCAGGCATTTGACATTGCTTTTTATCTCTCTTTAAAACATCTTTTCTAAAACGTTCGTAAACATCTTCTGAAATTTTTCTATTATTCATAATTGTTCTACTTTATCAATTCTTATAAGTCTTTTTACTTTTCTGCAAAGTATTCTACTTTTTATAGATTTACTTTTGCTTAATATTTGTTTTATTATTCTGTCCACAACCGCAAAACAAGCGTCATCGTAATCGTTCGCTTCTATAAATATTAAAGAAAACGGTAAAGTATATCCTATTAAATGTATAGAATATGGTATAAGTTCTTTATAAACGTCGGAAAGATCTGTGGTTACTCTATAGTTTTGCATCTAGCATAAGTTTTACTAACCCCTCTAGGTCATTCTTAGGAGTCCAATTTAAAACATTTTTTGCTTTACTACAATTTCCTCTCAAGAAAGGAACTTCTGATGGTCTTACTAATTCTGGATCTATGTGGATAGCATCTTTCCAATTGATAATACTATTAACGCCAGCATATTTGAAACATAGTTCTAAAAATTCCCATATAGTGTGAGAGTTACCTGTGCATATCACATAATCGTCTGGATTTTCTTGTTGTAGCATAAGCCACATAGCCTCAACGTAATCTCCAGCGTAACCCCAATCTCTATATGTATTTATATTACCTAGCTTTAACTTGGGAAATATATCTTCTCCAACTATTATATTGTTACTGTTAAAATGAACATTAGTTGATGACCTATCTTTAGAGTGTAGCCACTTTACAAAATTTGCTGTCCACTTAACTATTTTTTGGGTTACAAAATTATCGCCTCTACGCGGACCCTCATGATTAAAAAGTATACCACAGCTACCATGCACATTATAGGCATCACGATATAATCTGACTAAATAATGCGCCGCACATTTTGATATAGCATAGGGCGAATTTGGCATAAATTTAGTATTTTCATCTTGGTACTTATTTCCATCTGGATCTAGATCATATGAACTACCAAACATTTCACTAGATGAAGCTTGGTAAAACTTACAATTATTGCCCGTATCTACAATAGATTGAAGTATATTTAAACAGCCTTTGCCGGTTATATCCCATGTTAATGCTGGTTGGCTAAACGAGGTTGCAACATGCGATTGTGCTGCTAGATTATAGACCTCATCTACATCTTCGTTATTCTTAAGTATATTTACCACACTACTTACATCTGTTATATCTCCTTCGATCAACTTGAAACTATTATGATCAGAAAGATGTTTTATTCTTTGTGTATTGTCCACACTACAGCGACGAGTCACACCAATGACATTATAATCTTTCTCTAGTAGTAAGTCTGCTAAGTGACTTCCATCCTGTCCTGTTATCCCGAATATAATAGCTTTCTTCATAATTATTCCTTAATAGTGTCCGGTGTAAGAAATGGTTGATCTACTGTATTATCTGCGTAGGTATGATATGAAGATAGACGCTCCTTCTCTTTTTCCATAGCAAGGCGCATCTTCTCCATTTCTATACCGTATTGTTTCATCTTTTCTGGATTATCCACCAACATGGCCACCCAACTAGTAAAGCTCTGCTTAGAATCCTCTAGTCTTTTAATTCTTTGTTCGCGCGTACCCTTCATCTCAC